ACACCTTTGAAATCATGCTTGATTCGCGGGCTGAAACGGAAGCGGAAGCCCTTGAGCAGCTGCGAAACGCTAATGGGATCCTGAAAGCAAAAGCTGGCGGCAGTGATACGCCTGTCCGCCATGTTTCCGTAACTTCGTCAGGCTCCTGGGGCGCTGATCCTGTTCGGCCTGATTTGGCTATGTGTTCTTCTCATCTGGTTATTGTTGCTCACCTTGAAGAAGTGACTATTTGAATGGAGGTATAACTAATGAACATTAATGTCGCTGTAGGCAACGAAAACGCTTCTGGTATGTTTTTTCATGCGCCCTATGATCCCGCGGACCCGGAAACCATGCCGGCCACCGGTGCGGAGGTTCTGGCTCTGATCAGCTCCACCGGAAGCGCCTGGAAGATCGCCGGTGCGATTAGTGAGGACGGCCCCAGCTGGACTCCCTACGGGTCCACAGAAGCCATCCGTCTGTGGGATCTGACTGTAGCTCGCACGGTTGAAACCGAGAAGGGCACCATGACGATTCCCGTTATTAGCACCGATGGCGAGTCCATGAAAACCGTTTTCGGTGGTGATGCCGTGACTACGACCGCCACCGGCTTCACCGTAGACGCCACCGATGGCCCGAAGACCAAGGAAGAGTCCTTTGTGCTGTACGGCAAGGACGGCGAAGACGATCTGATCTGGGCTTGCCCGCATGGCATGGTTACGGATGTTGCGGAAATTGCCCTTACCCCCACCGGCGCTCTGATCTGGAACATTACCGTCACCGGCGGCTGGAAGTTCTCGAAGGACACGCCTGCCTAATCTGAGTAGAAAAGAGGAGTGAGTCATGGTTAAAAAGGTAAAGATCGGCGGTAATGAAGTCGTCAATACTCTGGCGGTTGAAATCAGCGGAAAGACGTACAATGTGCCGCTTGCCCGGTCTATGAAGCGGAAGGAACTCCTGGCGCTGAAGACTGAGGAAGACATTTATAACATGTTCGCAAAGCACATTCCCGCGGAAGTGCTGGATGACATGACGATGGATGAATACCAGCAGCTCGGCGAAGCCTGGGCGGCTGCGAACAACAGCCTCGAAAATGCCAGCCTGGGGGAATCGTAAGCCTCGCTGAATTTGTCGAGGCTCACAAGGCAGCAGTCGAATATGATCTTCTGACACAGACTGGTTATTCATTAAACGATGTCGGGCGCTCCCTGTCCTGGGGAGCGCTCGGCTCTTTTTTGCATTCAGCAAAGCCCGATTCTGCCATTACCGCAGAGACGCGGCCCGATCTGGCTGAATGGGCGACAGTGTTTAAAACGAATGTAATACTGGCGGACATTTATGACGCTATATCATTTATGACCGCAGTGATTGCGGCGAAGGGCAGCGGCAAGAAACCACAAAAACCGGCGGAATATCCGCGGTCATGGAGAAAGAAAAAGCACTCTTTCAAAAAGATCATGAAGATCAAAGATTGGATGAAGCTGATGGGAGGTGAAGAGGATGGCGGGCGGAATTGAGGTTGCACGGGCGGTCGTAACGATCGTTCCGTCGCTCGAAGGTTCTCAACAGTCGATAACAAAGCAGCTCACTCCGGCAGCTGACAGCGCCGGCGAAAGCGCAGGCAAATCGTCCGGGTCGAAATTCGCCTCCAAGTTTTCCAGCGCACTGTCGTCTGGCGCAAAGGTTATGGCGACGGCGGTCACCGCGTCCGTCGCGAGCGTTACGGCGCTGTCTGCATCCCTATACAGCGCAGCGCAGGCAACGGCTGCATATGGCGATAATATCGACAAGATGTCCCAAAAGATGGGACTTTCGTCGACAGCATATCAGGAATGGAACTTCATAGCGGAACACAGCGGAACGAGCATGGAGTCTCTGAAGACTGCCATGACGAAGCTTACCACGGCTGCTGGTAACGGTAACGACGCTTTTAAGGCCCTGGGTATATCCGCAGAACAGGCCCAGAACATGAGCCGTGAGGAGCTGTGGAACGCGACAATCATGGCCCTGACAGGCGTTGAGGACGAAACAGAGCGGGCGCGGCTCGCCCAGAGCCTCTTCGGTAAGGGTGCCACTGAAATGGGCGCTCTGCTGAACATGTCAGCAGATGAGATCGCGGCCATGAAGCAGCAGGCCCATGATCTGGGTATTGTGATGAGCGAAGAGGACGTGGCCGCCTCCGCAGCTTTCCAGGACTCTTTGCAGAATATGCAGCAGAGTTTCGCTGGGCTGAAAAACAATTTAATATCTGAGTTCCTGCCCGGGATCACGTCCGTCATGGACGGCCTGACCAGCATTTTCAGCGGAGATTCTGATAGCGGCGTCGCTAAGATCACCGAAGGCGTTCAGAGCATCACTACAAAGATCACTGAGATGCTGCCGGATCTGATCTCCGCCGGCACTCAGATCCTTACATCAATTATTAACGCAATCACTGACAGCCTGCCTCTCCTCGCGCCTGCAGCCGCTCAGATCATGCTGACTCTTGCGAGCTCGATTATAACTGCGCTTCCAACTCTGCTTGACACAGGGCTCTCAATCCTGACTGAGCTTGTTAATGGCATAATAAATAATGGCCCGCAGCTGATGCAGCAGGCAACGGTTGTGCTTACGAACTTTATCTCCAGCATCAGCGCAAAACTGCCGGAACTGATTCCTCTGGCGGTTGAAATGATCGGCACGCTGGTATCGGGGATCCTCGGGCAGCTGCCTCAGATTCTGGCTGCCGGCAGTGACATTGTGACAAATTTGCTGGCTGGCATATCCGCATTGATGCCGACGGTGATCGAGGCTTTCACTACGGCCATGACGAACATCGTCTCTGCCATATCTGACGCTTTCCCGAATATCAGCGCCGGTATTTCTCAGATTGTGACCGCTTGCCAGCCAATCGTGGACACGGTAGCGGCTAATTTTACACAGGTGGCCACTGTGGTGGCTACGGCTATTACCGACATGGTGGAGGCCCTGGCTCCATATACGCCAGCTATCACCCAGATGGTGGAGACAGTTTCCACTAACCTCCCTAAGATCATAGACAGCTTTACGGGGCTGGCAACTTCAATCGGGAACACTATTGCCCAGATCGTGGAAGCCATTGCGCCTTATATCCCCGCAATCACGGAAATGCTCACAAAGACGGTCGAGAATCTCCCGGCCATCGTCGAAAGCTTCTCCGGGCTGCTGTCTCAGGTTACGCCCATTATCAGCTCTATTGCAGACCTGATTAAAACAATCGGACAGGCGATTGTTGATATTGTCAATTCCGTGGGATCAAACCTGTCTTTGATAGTTGACGCATTTTCTGGGTTCAACACCTCACTGGCCGTTCCGATCAAGGCCGTCGGCGATGCTATCAGCAGCATGATTACTGCCATCTCAGATGGCATAGTGGCGGTAAACAACAGCATTTCCGGAGTGCTGGATAAGCTTGCCGGTGTGTTTGATTCCATTGGTCAGGCTGCATTAAATGCTGGTCAAGGCTTTAAGACAATTGCAGATGCTTGCGTTGACCTTGCCAATAACACTTCCGTGATTGACCTGGCTGCTACGTTGGGCGCTGTGGCTACGGGTATTAAAAACATCAACCACGAGGCCAAGTGGGCTTATGATAATAAAATCGGCGAAGCAGTCGCGCAAGTTGGTGCGGGACTAAAGACTCTTGTTGACTATTCCAAGGGCGTTGACGGTGTATCAACAGCCATGGACACGCTGGCCAATTCCGTTAAGAAGATCAACAACGAAACCAAGGGCGGCGCGGCATCTCAGAATATAGCTAATTTCGGAGCAGCCATTGGCACGATGGTAACCAGCGCCGGAACCGAATTTGACTCGCTTGGAACCAAGGTGGAGACGTGCCTGGAAAAGATAAAGGCACTTTGCACGGAAGGATCCGCGTCGCTGTCTCAGCTGGCCAGCACGATAAAAAGCTCTCTGTCCAGCGACAAGGCCGAATTTAACACCAATTTCAACTCGATGCAGAGCAAGACAAGCTCTGCTATGAGCGCTGTGTCCAGGAGCGTTTCTTCCGGGATGTCAACATCTAAAAATACCATGACGTCCAAGTTTAACGAGATGAGTCGCTCTGCTACTTCCGGGATGAACTCTTCCTCAAAGGCTGTTAGCAGCGGCCTGGGGAAGATGCAAGGGATGTTCAACAACACTTCTTTCAACTTCGGGTCATATATCAGGCTACCTCATTTCGGGATGTCTGGTAGCTTTGATGCTGAAACAGGTGCTGTTCCTCATGTCTGGGTTGAGTGGTACGACAAGGGCGGCATTTTCTCCTCCCCAACCATCATTGGCGTCGGTGAAAAACGACCCGAATTTGTCGGAGCGCTGGACGATCTGCGGGAAATCGTGCGCGAAGAGTCATCCACGGCAAATGTAACCATCAACGTTTATGGCTCTGAGGGGCAGAGCGTGAGGGAGCTTGCCAACATCGTTATGCAGCGGATCCAGAGCAACATTACCAGGAAGGAGGCGGCTTTCGCGTGAGGAAAGGTATAATCAGCTGGAACGGAGAACGCTCCGACCGGTATGGGATTTATGTTGAGAAGTATCCGAACTTTCAAAAGCCGCTGCGGAAGTTTGATAAGTACACGGTCCCGGGTCGGAATGGCGATATCATCATGATGCAGGATGCCTGGGAGAATGTGGAGCAAAAATATGATATTTTTGCCGGGAGCGGAGAAAAGCACTCCGTTCCCGATTCCTTTTCCGGCGTGGCTGATTGGCTTTTCTCTCCGGATGGATATTGCGAACTGTGGGATGATTTCGACCCGGCGCACTTCCGGCTTGCTTACGTGTCCGGTCCGGTGGACGTTAATTCCCTCTCGATTGGCAGAGTTGGACGGGCCACCGTGACTTTTAATTGCAAACCTCAACGATTCCTGATGTCTGGGAAAGATCCGGTTAAAATCACAGCGGCGCCGTTTACTATTTACAATCAGACAGCTTTCGCAGCAAAGCCTCTTATTTTTGTTGAGCGTTCAGCGGCTGGTGACGGCACGGTGTCGGTAAATGGGACGGTGTTCTCTATCACTGGATTGCCAGAACATGGGCTATATATCGACTGTGATGGATTGAATTGTTTCGACATCAACGGGAACAATATGAATAATATCGTTTCCTCAAATACAAATGAATTCGCCATATTAAATCCTGGGCAGAATCCGATCGGATTCACCGGAAATGTAGCATCCGTGTCAATAACCCCGAGATGGTTCGAACTTTAAGAATTAGGAGGGCGCAATGTACCCGATTTTATTTGAGCATGACGCTGTATCATGGGGAAGCTTTGGCATTGGCGTCCTGTCTGATGCTATCACTTGTGAAGTTGAAGAGAATCGCAATGGTTCCTATGAAGTGGAGTTAACCTATCCTATTACGGGGGCTTTTTTTGCCGAAATCAAATTGCGTAGATTGATCTTGGCAAAGCCTAACTTTTCTGATGATCCGCAACCGTTTAGGATTTATTCCATCAGCAAACCGTTGAACGGGGTAATTACGGTTAACGCCCAACACATTAGCTACGATCTATCCGGGTATGTAGATTCCCCGTTTACGGCAGCTGATAGCCAACTGGCAATAAGCAAATTAACTGATTCAAGCGTCGTTTTTCCTTCTTCATGCCCGTTTTCTTTTTCTTCAAACATTCACAGCAGTACCTGCTTTGCTTTAAAACATCCGGAAAGCGTCCGCTCCATCATGGGCGGGATAAGGGGAAGCCTGATTGATGTATATGGTGGAGAATGGCATTTTGACGGGTTTAATTGTCGGTTGTATTCGGCGCGGGGCGAAAATCGCGGCGTAACAATTCGGTATGGAAAGAACCTGACAGATTTAAATCAGGAAGAAAACAATACTAAGGTATATACGGCAGTCTTCCCCTATTATTACAATGAGGATTCCGATACTCTCGTTACGCTTCCGGAAAAGGCTATAAATGTACCTGGTTCATTCTCGTATACCAAAGTCCTGAATCTTGATCTGTCTAACGATTTTGAGGAAACACCAAGCGTTGCAGATTTGCGAAGCAAAGCCGAACAATATATCACACAAAATGATATCGGCAAACCAATT